GCAACCCTATGGGTGCTTACTCTTCTTGAGCTTCCTTTGCATTGGTAATGCATTTTATCATGTTTAAGTGTTGCTTGGATCTAAACATTGAGTGATCTTCTGCTCAATACTACATCCTTGGTGATGACGTCCTAATTGGAGATCCACGATTGGGAGTTGCTTTCCGACACGAAATTTCTCTCTTAGGAGTAGAAGTGTCAGAGCTGAAGACATACATATCGAAAGATATGTTTGAATTCTGTAAACGTTGATTCTTTAAAGGGGATGAAGTTTCTCCCTTTGCCGTTTCAACGCTAATAAACACCTGGAAGAGTTATCCCCTTCTGGTTGCTGCTCTGATGGGTGAGTCCCACAAAGGACTAGTACCGACGTCGGGGATCCGTAAATCAATACTTAACTTGCTCTCCCGTTTTAAAAGGAGAAGCCGGTTAAGGAACCGTATTAGTCAGAAGGCGTCATATGTAGAGGTTCTAGCCAGATTGTTTCAAGGGAAGGCCCCCTCCAGTGAAGTTGTTTCCAACATCTGATCTGAAGAGTTTCGTTGACCCTTATCCAATCATGGCCTCTCAATAGATGAGCGGACTTCTGACCGAGTAGTGAAAGTAGCAATTTCCGAATTGTTTATGGAAGCTATGGAGAAAGGAGACAAGCCACTAGGTGAGCTTGCTACAAATCTCGTTATGCTCCTAACAGATCCGGAGAAACAATTTGCGTCTGATGGTCTGGACTTAATTTATTGTATTCCAATACTTGGCTATTATGGCCGTTTAGAGGAACAATATCTTAAGGCCCAGAGAGAGATAGACTCCCAACTTCTTTTAGTAGTGGAAAAGTGACCAATTAATTTGCGTCAACTGCCTCTACCTCAAGATGACTCTATATTCTATAGTAGGAATATAAAGAAGGAGTTTATCGTCTCAACCGCCATAGCAAATCGAATTATCGCCCAGGGTAAGGTTATGAGAAGTAAAGTTCCCCTTCTTATGTCCGGACCCGGTTTCGTTATGACTATTGATACGTCACAGCGTCCCCGAGAACTTCGATAAGAGGTTGCATTTACTCGATCACACTCAGATCGATAAGTCTGAGTCGGTTCCCGAATACCTACAGACCGTAGGGGGGTGGGAACCGTTCGTCTAGACGTTGTTAATATAAGAACCTATAATAGGGAAGGACCAGTCGAGTGATGGAGAAAACTCCATAGACCGCCTTATCTACCAGTGTGCACG